AGGGGCAATAATTAAACAAGCGTTAATTTTTCTTTGTAAAAATAAAAAAGCAATATTATCTATAGTTACTTTTGTTTTACCTGTTCCCATTTCCATAAAATAAGCCCAATTATTTTTTTCAGCAGATTGCTTAAGAGCATTTCTTTGATGTTCGTAAGGTTTAGTCTTATAGGGGTAAATCCACATTCCGAAAACTTTTTATATTTTTTTCTTGCAAAGATCAAATGAATAATTTAAGACCCCAACAGGAGGAAATATGGATAAAATTGATATCGAAAAGATGTCTAGTATAGACATAAGTCAAGATAACGTTAAATCAATTAGTGATAAATGTAACGAACTTAAAAAGTTAAAAAATAATATACAATTAGAAGAAGAAAAATTATCTCTTTTAAAACACAAATCAAGAGATTTAGAAGAGAGAATAATTCCAGAGATGATGCAGGAAGCCGGTGTATCTTTGCTTAAATTAAGTGATGGTTCTACTGTAGAAGTGAAACCGTTTTATGCAGCAAAAATTCCTGAATCACGTGTTGAGGAGGCCTTCAGTTGGTTAAGAGGTAAGGGGTTCGAAGATATAATCAAGAACACCGTTACAGCTTCATTCAATAGAGGACAAGACAACCAAGTCTCTGAATTAATAAAGGTCTGTGAAGAAAATGGATTTAACTATAATAAAAAAGAAAAAGTTGAACCAATGACTTTAAAGGCATTTGTTAAAGAACAAGTTGAAGGTGGTAAAGAACTACCTTTTGATTTGTTCGGAGTGTACATCGCAAATAAAACGAAAATAACAACGAAGGAGTAACAATGTCGATAAAGAACAACGTAAAGTTCAAAGACGAACAATCGAACCAAGTATCGGTTAAACAACAAGCAGGAGCAGTTGCTGCTATTAACATAGAGCAATTTGCTGACTCTGGATTTGATAATGTAGACTCAAAAAGTTTAGCATTACCATTTCTAAAAGTTTTAGGTCAACTATCTCCACAAGTAACACAAGGAGATAGTCAGTTTAATGCAAACGCAAGACCTGGAATGATATATAACACAGTAACAGATGAGCTTTATGATGGTGTAAAAGGTATTACAGTTATACCTTGCTATTATAAATTAGAATACATTGAATGGAGAGATAGAGGCCAAGAAGGCAGCTCTGCTCCAATAAATGTTTATCCATCTGATTCAGATATCATAAGTAAAACCACTCGAGGTGATGATGGTAAAGATCGTCTTGAGAATGGTAATTACATAGAAGAAACTGCTTCTCACTACGTAATGGTGGTGGAGGAACAAAAATCTTCTACAGCAATGATTACTATGAAATCGACTCAAAGAAAGAAATCTAAGAAATGGAATTCTATGATGATGTCTTTGAGGCAGAAGAAAAAGGATGGTAAAGGTTTTTTTAGACCTGCACCATTTACTCAGCAGTATCTACTTAAAACTGTTTTAGAAAAAAACAATTTAGGTTCTTGGTATGGTTGGGAAATAGAGCATACTGGTACTGTGGCCAACGAAGAAACTATCAAAGCAGCCTTAGATTTTTATGAATCATGTAAAAAAGGTTCTGTAAGAGTTAACCACGGAAAAGAAGAACAAGTAGAAAAAACTCCATTCTAGTATGGACATACTTGACAACACCCTGGAGGAGTTTATAGAACTCTTCCAGGGCTCTACTACATATTTTGGTGCTTCCAAGCCATTAGGACAAACTCGAGGTCGTGATGGTAAGCAAGAATTTAAACATTGGGTTGAACCTAGACCAATGACTAAAGAAGATTGGTTACAACATTTAAAAGGAGAAAAATATTATGGAAGCGTACCCATTCGAGATGATAATACATGCAGTTGGGGGGTCATCGATGTTGATCGTTATAATATACAGCATAAGGAAGTTATATCGATTATACGGAAAAGGAAATACCCACTCATCCCATTCAGATCAAAGTCCAACGGACTCCATTTAGTTTTATTTATTGATGGAGTTGTTGCTGCATCAGTGATGCGAAAAAAATTAATTGAGCTAGCATCAGATTTAGGAATTAATGATACAACTACAGACATCTATCCCGCACAAGATGAAGTTGATTTAACACCAGAAGATTGGAATAAAAAAAGAAAAGGTAATTTTGTAAATTTACCGTATCAAAAAGCACACATGACAACAAGAGTTGCTATGGATAACGATGGTAACTCTGTTAAATTAGAAAATTTATATAAGTTTGTATCTAACTATAGATTAAGTCCAAAAGAATTTAACAAATTAAAAATTTTTCAAGATGATGATACAAAAGATTATCCACCTTGTGTAATTAATTTTATGAAAAACAAAGTTCAAAAAGGTGAAGGTCGTAATGATGCAATGTTTAATGTTGCAGTATTAGCAAAAAAAATAAATCCAGATCCTGTAATGTATGAAGATTGGACTAGAAATTTAATGACGAAGGTATGTTCTGAACCTTTACATCCAAAAGAGTTACAAAATATTTTTAAAGGTGTAGAGAACAAGGAATATGCATACAAATGTAAAACTTCAATAGCTAGGATGCATTGCGTATCATCCACTTGCATCAAACGTAAATTTGGTATTGGAGCTAATGAAGCATTACCAGAAGTAGGAAAACTTTTAAAAGTTAATTCATATCCGGAACCTTATTGGATTCTTCCAATTCAAGGCAAATCAATTCGATTAAGCACAAAACAATTATACCAACAGCAGCTGTTGGGAGAACAACTATTAAATTATGATATTGTTTGGAGATCACTTAAACCAAGCAAAAGAGATCCAGATCCGTATAGAGATTGGCTAGATGAATTAATATCTAATAAACAAGACATGGAGGGATTTGATGCTGCTGAAGAAATGGGTGACGTATTTAATTCTAGGATGACTAAATTTATTGAAGATGTAGAAGATACAACTGAGTTTGATCAAATAGACTCTGGTAATATTTGGAAAGATGAACATGAGATGAGATTTAAATTGGAAACGTTTAGATCTTTTATGAAAAAAATGGGTTATAATTGGAATGAAAAAGAATGCACTAGATTTTTAGAACAAGGTAAAGCACTTCCTAAAGCTAAATTTAAAGGAATTCAAACTCGACATTGGGTTGTGACTTTACCAAAACAAATGGAACACAAAAATAAAGATGTCAAATTTACTAAGACAAAAGCTGCGTGGGAAGACAATTAAAATATTTGGACCACCAGGAACTGGAAAAACAGAAAATTTACTTAAGAGAGTCAAAAGATATCTTGAGAGAGGATATTCTCCAGACGAAATCTGTTACGTATCCTTTACTAACAAAGCTGTTAATGAATGTGTTTCAAGAGTTAGACAAAAATTTAAAGGTTATGATGAAGATGCCTTCTCATATTTTAGAACACTACATTCTTTGGCAAGACAACAGTTTGCTGAAATTCCCGTACTAGATCCAAAAGCAGATTTGTTAACGTTTCATACACAATATGGGACTGTTAAACTTGGTTACAAAGATACTTGGGATGATCAGAAAGTTTATAATAATTGGTCTCTTCAAATTTATGATAGGGCAAGAAACATGAAGGTAGATCCTGTGTGGTTGTATAAACAACAGCCAAGAAAATCAGTTAGATTACAACAATTCAAATCTATTATAGCTGGTTATGAAGAGTTTAAAACCATGGAGATGGAGAACGGACAACGGACACCGGACAGATTAGATTTTACGGATATGGTTGAAAAATTTATTGAGGACGGTCTTATAATTCCTTTTAAAGTTTTAATGGTTGATGAAGCTCAAGATCTAACACCTTTACAATGGGACATGGTAGTTAAAATATCTAGTGCAGTAGAAAGAGTTTACATAGCTGGTGATGATGACCAGGCAATATATGAATGGAATGGTGCAGATGTTGACCTATTTCAAAGTTTTCCAGGTAAATCTTTAGTGTTAAAAAAATCAGTAAGATTAAACAAAAACATACATTTCTTTTCCAAATGTTTACTAAATAGCATGGGAGAGAATAGAGTTCAGAAAGCATTTCATTCTAATGGCAAGGATGGTGCTATTTATAGATGGAATGGATTAAAAAAAGTTCCTTGGGATATGGAAGGAAATTGGATGGTGTTGGCTAGAATAAATGATGTAAAGAGAGAACTCCAGCAGGAGGCAAAGAATTTAGGTTTGTATTATCAAGATCAAAAAAATAATAAATCATTTGATCCGAATCAATTCTCAGCAATAAAATATTGGGAAAAAATATGTGAAGGTGGGAGTATCACTAGAGAAGAAGCTGTAACCATGTATGAATATTTATTAAACATAGACCACGGATACCGGTCATCGGACAGTAAAAAATGGAGCTTTGCACATCCAAATCAAGTCTTTACTTTTGACGAATTACACCTAAGGTGTGGTATGCGAGATGAAAGAGGTATATGGAATCAAGTGTTTAAAAGAAAATTCAAAGATAAAGACAAACAATATTTTAAAAAACTTATGAGTGAAGGTGTAGATCTTAATCAACCACCAAAAATAATAATAGATACAATACATCAAGTTAAAGGTGGTGAAGCTGATAACGTTGTGTTAGCCAGCAAATGTAATTTTCCTTCACATTTTGAGAAAAAAAATTTAACGGATAAAGTAAAAGAACTTAGAGTTTGGTATACAGGAGCTACTAGATCTAAAAGTACATTACATCTGTTAGGTACATATCATCAATACAACTTTCCATTAGGAAAATATTACAAACAATACGAGGCTAATTATGTTTAGAAAAGTAATACTTGATGCGTTAGAAGATAGATATCATGCACAGATATCAGAATCAGAAGCTACAATTAAAATTTATTTAGAAAAACCTGTTGGCATTGGAGAACATCCACAACACTTAGATGAAATAGATAAATTAGTAGATAAAATTGCACAAGCAGAAGAAAAATTAGAAATTTTAAGGACGTTAAGACTATGACAGATAAAGATATGTTTGAAGAAGCTTTTCCAGAAGATAAACAAATCGGAGGATCTCATTATAAATTTTTTGACATACAGCCCTATGAATTTATATCAAGAAATAAATTATCTTTTTTTCAAGGTAACGTAGTAAAATATGTTTGCAGATACTTATTTAAAAATAAAGTAGAAGATCTA